CGCTTTTTTAAACTGTAACGTTAGTGCAGTACTTAAGATAGCAACAATTCCACCTAAAACAACTGCTATATCAAAAAGAGTTTTCCCCACCACTTCCACAATAAATTTAACAATTCCCCACATTCTACGCCATGCCTTCGCCCCCTCTGTTAATTTTATCACTTCTTTTCCTTGTGCATTTATGGATTTTGTTGTGGAATTTATCATGGTCATTGCAGCCCCCATAGCTAGGGCAATTGCTAGTAAAGCAGGGTTTTTAGCTAAGACCATAAATGCTTTCATTAACATTTTCACCCCTCCAATCGCCATGTTAATACCTTTACTTACCAGAGATAAACCAATTACAATTGGCCCTGAAGCAGCTAACGTAACACCAATATATCCCAAAACTTTTTGTGTGGTTTCTCCTAAATTTCTAAATTTTTCTGAAATCATTGAAATAAAACTAGCAAATGCTTCCATAATTGGAACAAGAACAACTCCAAATGACATCATGGCTAATTTCATATCATTCCATGCTTTTTGAAGTTTAAATCCAGCTTTTTCAGATAAAGTTTCAAAGCCACTAGAAACCATCCCTGTTGCCCCTTCTAGTTCTCCTAATATCCTAACATATTCCCCTGTTTGATTTCCAAGTACAGTAAGAACACTTTTAAGGGCTTGTTTTTGACTAAAGAACTCTGACATTTGAACACCATTGGCAGCAAAATTTTCTTTTAAATGAATTAATGTATTTTGCAATCCCTGTTCTCCTAGCATATTTCGCAAATCTCCATAAGTCATGTTGATTTTAGCTAAAGCCTTTCTACCTTTGTCCGTTTCTTTTGAAAAGGTCATTAGAACCCCAGACATTCCTGTTGTTGCAGAAGTGGCATCACCTGTTACAGTTGTATAGGTGGAAATAAAAGCACCCATTTCCTGAAACGAAATCCCTAAGGCAGCAGCAAAACCCGCTTCTTTTCCAAGAACTCCAGCTAATTCTTCAGATTTAAACATACCTGTTTTCACCATAGCTCCGAAAACATCTAATGCTTCCGCAGAAGATAAAACGTCTTTGCCATATGCGTTTTGTGCAGCCCCTGCCACTCTCGCTAAATCGGTTTGTTCACCTAAACCAATTGCAACTCCTTTGGCCACTGCTTCCAGAGTTTCCATAGCATTTGCACCTCTTAAACCTGCGGATGTTAAGAAATATAACCCTTCTGCTAATTCGTTTGGAGATTGTGCAACTTCACCTGATAATTCTAAAACTGATTCTTTGAATTTTTCAATTTGAGCTTCACTAAGACCAACCAAAGTATTTAGTTTAGTCATGGACAAATCAAAATCTGCAACCATTTTAACGGATGCTGCTCCTGCTAATGCAAACGGAATACTAAAGTTCCTTGTAATTGAACGGCCTAGTTTTTGGGTTTGTCTACTGAATTTAGACAACTTTCTTTGCATTTGATCTAAACCAGTTTGAAACGCTTTGGTGTCTGCTCTGAAAAATATTGAAACGTTTTTAGCTAAAGTCATTTTTTATTTTGTGATTTGTAAAGTATATAATCAATTTTATTCCTCTCATTTTCTTGAGATTTTATTTTATCCCAATCAAATTTGATTAATTTTTGCGGACTAATTTGTTCACTTCGTTTTCTTTGACTATTAATCAAAGCTACTGTTTGGAATCTCATTCGTTCCCACTTTTGGCGTTCTAATTCCTCAACTAAAGAAAAAAATCCATCACACTTCAATTGAAAAACTTTTGGTGTTATATCCCAAAATTCATCCTCTGTCATGTGCAGTTTTCCTAATGCTATCTCCATCAAGGATTCAAAGGTTTGGGGGGCTATTTCTTCACCCCCTTCGCCTTTTTTTCATCATTCGCTTTGCTCATTGATTTAGTAAACAAATCCATTGTTTTCAATAATGCGTCTTGGTCATCATCTAACCAATCTGCAACATCATCCGTTGTAATGCCATTTCCATCCTTTTTTTTAAAATCAACTTTTGCTTTTCTTGCTCCATGTTTTAAAGCACAAAAAACCATTGATATTGCAGTAGATAAAGGCATATCATTACCCATTTTTCCAATATCATTCAAAGTCATCTTACCCATATCACACCATTCAGATAATGTTGCAAAGCCAAAATGCACTGGTCGCATTTCACCGCCAATTGCTAGTTTATTTAATTCTTTTGTCATACTATATAATTTTTGTTCAATATAGTATTAAAAACGAAACTAAACAATAGTATTAGTTAGCAGCAATAGTTAATGCCCCTGTACCCTGTAAACTTATTGAATAAGTCGCAGCATCTTCATTTGGAGCATTCAAAGAACAACTTGTGATATACGCTTTTCCTGTATATTTATAGTCGCCTGATTCATCTGATGCTTCATTAAATTCAACATCAACTTCTGTTCTTGAATTTAAAGCACTCATCATGTTATCTGGAGCATTTGTTTCATCTGTTGTATAAAACGCTTCGCATTCCATTGTCCAACCTGTTGCAGCAGGTAGGTACGATTTTTTATGTGCCGAATCCTTATTAGTTGTTTCAAAAGTATCTAGTGAAAAACTCACTGTTGTACTTGTAGAAGCACCCAATAAAGTTGGCGACCCGCCACCTGAGGTGTCTATTGATAGAACTAGGCTAGTTCCGTTAAAAATTCCTGTTGTACTCATTTTTTTTTGTTTTTATTAATTAATTAATCTTCTAAATTTATTTCTTCAATCTTGGGTTTTTGTTTATTTTTTGGCTTTTCTTTTTTCGTTTTTGCCAATCCATGTTCATCTTCAATCCAACCTTTATTTAAATAATTTATATAACCCTCTTTATTTATAGGGCCATATTTATCACCTTTTTTTCTGTTGCTATTAGGTATGTCTTGGATGAATGTTACTATATATTTTTTCATAATTCATGTTTATTTAGTAAATAATCTTTTATTCTGTTATATTGACCACCGCCAAAAGTTAATTTTTTATTGAATATTACGCAATCAAATAAATCAAATGTGCCTGAACCGCCACCATTTGCACCCAACATTTTAAATCTAAATGTTCCTGCACCTGATGCAGAATAAGAAGTATATAATGTTTTTGATTGAAATAAAATATCACCCAATGGGTCAATTATTTGGTATTCACCTGTTTCATCTCCTGTTTTACCCCATGAAAAAGCAATATATGTTTTATTTTCAAATGAAGGGTTTTGTGTTCCTGCTAAAAGTAAAGCTATTTGCCCCCCAATAACAATATTTATATAATGCGTTGCTTCAACATCCCATATTTTTAAATATGATGTACTTGCACCGCCAGAAATTGCAGGGGCTAACATTGGGAAAATTGTTGTGTTATTAACCGCATTTTTTTTCAATACCATAAAAATTGTGCTTCCACTTGTAAAATTAATTCCATCTGTTGCGGAAACTTCTAATCTAGCTTGTGGGTCTGTTCCTGATTCTTGGTCAAATCTTAATGCCCCATCCGTTCTATACGTTGGTTTTGCAGATGCACCTGATTCCGAACCTTGTGTTAAATTTAAGTCAGAATCTCCTGCACCACTATAAGCCAATTCAATTCCATTTCCATCGCTAGTTGGCAGCACTCTCACAGTTGAATTTGTGCTTAATAAACCCTGTATTGTTCCACCATACCAAGCATAAGCACCCATTGATGAAGGATTGTTTAAAAACCGAACATCAAATTCAATATACTTTTCAAACACTCTTAATTTTTCATCAAACAAATCAAAGCTATTATCAAAAAATATTTCTTGAATCCAATAGCCTTCAATAATAGAACAACCCCCTGTTGCTGGAACGCCTGATAATCCTGTTTCTGGTGTGTTAAAATCAGTGGCATCTTTGTATTTTTCTAAAGTAGCAATCACAATATCAGATACATTTTGAACATCTGCGTAAGTTTTTCCATGCACTCCAATAACAATATGTGCTTCCGTTTTTTGATGCCTTCTGTCTTTTACATAAAGTGGGTCTTGAGAATTTATTTCATACATCAATGCAGGATAATCAACATTCTGAGGAATCACCGAAGGGAATATTCGTGTTGATGTTTCTGCAATCAAATCAGTTTCACTAGATAATATTTTATATATTGCTTTTGATAAACTCATTACCAGTTTTTTTCTAATACATCTCTAATTAATTTGTCCACAACTCTTTCCACCGCTATCTGCTTAGTTGAATTGAATGCAGGAGTAAGAAAATCATTTGGTGTAGTTTTTCCACCACCTCTTGTTTTATGTCCTTTTATAACCCATCCAACATAATATCCATCATTTTTTATATATTTTTTTTGTCCTTTTTTTCTTCGCCCCCCTCTTTTTGTAACCCTCGCACCAACTGTTACTGATGCAGCACCAATTCCATCTTTACCCCCTTTTCCTGTTATTGTTCCAATAGATGATTTTAAGTTTCCTGTTCTACGCGGTGATCCCATTTTCATTGCTTGACGTGTTGGGATAGCCCCATATCTTAACGCTTTCAATAATGTTCTTCTTTTTTTAGAATCATCAGAAGTTTTTTTCATAATTCTTTTGACTTCTTCTAGGCCTTCAATATCAATTGCACCACCTATTGCTGCACCTCCGTATTTATTTGATGTATATTTTGCCATACTAATCTAATCTTCCGTCATCTTTAAATGAACAATTAAAAACAATTCCTTTTCCCCTTCCATTATATTCTGTACTCTCTAATTCCCAGTATTTACTTAAATAATTAACTTGAAATTTCCTTTGTGGTGAAACAGTTGCAGAATCTAATTGTAAATCAGAATCCCATCTAACCAAAAAAGCAACTTTCAAAGTTCCTGTAACAGTATCATCTTCAACTTTTTCTGTTCCTTTATGTGGAACTATCTTCGCCCAAACACTTTTTAAACTTGACCTACTATTTGAATAACCACCATAGGAATCCTGCGTTCTTGTTAATTCATAGATAGTTATATAAGTATCTAGTTCCCCTGCTTTTAATAAACCCTCTTTCATTAATATTCAACAATTCTATAAGGTTCTAATAAATACTCAACCACTGTTGGCATTCTTTTTACTGTGTCCTCTCTCTTTTCATATAAACCACCAATAAGTAATAAAACCGCTTGTTTAATTGGTTCAGGAACATCAGAGGCACTTGAGCCATAGCCACTAACAAAAGTTATCTTAATTGCATCTGCTCTGCTATAAATACTTGGAAAATCTTTTCCATCCACTAATTCAACAAAACCTTTTTGATTTTCAGGTTTTATGAGATTGTAATTTGTAGCTGACCAAGTTGTTGAAGAATTCGCAGAATCATAATATTTAATATGAGTAACTGAACTTACTGGTGCTTTAGGCAAAACAATTTGTGCTAAGCCTGTATATGGCGAATAGTAACCACCAACAGGGTATGTATAAGATTTTAACAAATTAGATGTTGTTCCTAAAGTTGCGTTTGAAACAAACACATCATTCCACGCTTCCATAGTCATTTCATAAGTTGATTCTGTAAATGAACCCCCACAATATTTTTCTGCGTAATATTGTGCAACTTTTATAAGGGTTGCTATATAAGTATCTTCTGCCGAATGCGTAACTCTTAAATGTGTTTTTGCTTCTGCGGTTGTTAAAATTTCAGTACCTGTTGTTGTTTTGGTTAATCTTGCCATTGTTCTTTTTGAATTAAAAATAAAAAGGAAGGGCAAAAAACCCTTCCCCCTTATTTAAATAAAATAATACTAATTATTATGCTTCAGATAATTGAACAAATGCAGTATCATTTTGAACCGCATTTCCATCAACAAGTGAAGTAACAACCATTCTTGCTTCTCCTGTTCCTGCATTTGTGTATGGATCAAATAAAATATCTAAACCACCAAATTGTGCAATATGACATTTTGAGAAATCACCAAATAAAACGTGTGCTTTATCAGCAGTTCCATCAGATGCAACATTTCCTGAAACAAATGAATAATATGAGTTTACAGTTTTATCTGTATTATCATATAAAGGTGAAACATTTGAAACTTGTGCAGCAGTTTTCGCAGCAGCATAAGCATCAGAATCCATTAAATAAGCCATTCTAGCTCCTTGTAATTGAACACCATTTCCAATTAATGTTTGTTCCATAGAAACTGCAGCAGCAGCAGTAAAATCAGTAGTTGGGCCTGTTGCAGCATCTGCAAAGATTGATTCAGGGCCATTTGAAACATCCCCATCACTTTGTAATAACGCACTTTCTAAAGTAGATGCAATATTAGCAGCCATGTTTCTTCTTAAAGCTCCTTCTAGACCTGCATTTTGTGCCATAGCTTCCGCAGATACATTAACAATTGAAATTAATTTTTTCGGTGATAATGTAATTGAACTTGCAGTTCCATTTGCAGCAGGTGCAGAACCACCTGTTTCAGCAACGAATCCAGAATTAATACTAGAAAATACAGGGAATTTCATGTTGTTAACCCCACCATAAAAATTTGCACCTGCACTTGCAAGAACTAAATTATTTTCTAGTTGGTCTGTCCATGACATAACTTCTGTTGCATTTCCTGCCGAAGTAGCAACCGCAGCTCTAGTTGTTAAAACTGATGAAGGAATTGCAATCCCTTTAAATGATTGTCCTGTATATATAGATTGGTTTCTAGCTTCCTGATCCATTTCTTTCACAAGTCCTTCCAATCTTCCTGTGTACGCTTGTTTCATAGCTTCTTGAAAAGAGTAATCTCTTATTTCCTTTGGCGTTTCTTTTGAAACTGTGCTAGAAGATTTAGATGCAATACTTGCATTTAATTTTTCCATTTTTTCTGACCTTTCAATTTTTTTGTCTAGGTCTTTAATTGTAGAATCAAACGCATCAAATTCGTTTGTTTCTTCATCTGTTAAATCACGCTTTTCATCTTTTGCCTGACTAACTAAAGCCTCCATATTTTCTATAATGGTTGCTCTTTCTTGTTTAAATTTTAAACTATCCATGTTAATTGTTTTTTTTAATTATTTTTAACTTTAATTCCATCAGGTTACGTTTGTGTAAATCCTGTTCTATTTTTTGGTTTTCGTGTTTTTCTTTTTGTAAGTTCAAATTTCTTTGTGCCACTCTTGAAACTTTTGCTGTACTGTCAGAGTAGGCGGGGATTGTTACGGGTGATACGTCTATCAAACGAGATACTTTTTCAATTGTTCTAATGTGTTCACCATCTTTTCGTTCCCATGAATCTTCTTCAACAATAAATCCAAATGATGATTGTGAAATATTCCCTGCTCTTAAATTAATCAATAAATCATTTCCGTATGATAATCCTTCAGGAACATCAAACGCGTATCTTAACCCCTTTGAATCAACACTTAAAGTCAACGTGTTATTGTCTGTTCTAGCTAAAGGGTAATTCATATCGTGATTTATTAAAGCAACAACAGAATCTTCCATAACTTCATCAAATGCTCTTTCGGAAATTAATTCTCTAAATCCACCTAGATTTTCTGATAATGAATTAAAAACTGATGCGTAACCCACAACCCTTCTTTCATTTTTTGAATCTAACCGCATTTCAGTTGTGGAAAAAGTTCTTCTTTCAAAACCTTCTTTTTTTGTCAAGGTTCTATACATATCTTCGTGATCGCCCTTTGCAACTTCTTCTTCTTCAATTACTTCTTCTTCAATTACTTCTTCTTCATCCTCTTCGTATTCTTCATCTTTTAAATAATGAATTACATAATGAGTTTCTGTTTCTTCAATTTTATCAATATGTCTTTTGTTTATTGTTTTCATGTTTATATTTTTTTCTTCTCCATCTAACATTTCAAACAATTCACCTGCAGCATCAAAAATTTCTGTATGCTTAAATTGTGCTGCTCTTTGTCTAATAGCAGACAACGCTTTTCTATATACTTTGCCATCTTTTCCAAATGGAAATTTATAATGTCCTTTAGTTTCTGCATCTGACTTTTCATCAACACCTAGAAACCATTTGCCATAATTTGACCAATTGTCATCACCTAATAATTTATCGCCATCTTTTGCCGAAAAACTCCATTTAGAATCATTATCAACTTTTCCTGAATTGATTAATTGCTTTGCGTAATTAAATCCTTTTTTATTTACTTTCATCATTAATATTATTTGTAGGCCCTAAATTTAAAGGAACATAATGTTCATCTAAACCTTCGATCCTGTTTAAATCTTCAAATTCTCTTATTTCGTTTGCAGATAGAACCCCTATCTCAAACAATCTTCTATAATAATCACCTCTTGAATCAACGTCTGCTCTTAACAAACCAGATACTCTAAACTTAACCCAACTATTTTTTTGTTCACTAGGTGAAAATATTTTTCTATTAAATTCTTGTTCTATGTTAACTAGATAAGGCATCAACGTATAAGTAACAAATTCAATTGATTGTTGTTCAATATTATTGTTTGTGCTTCGTTCCAAATCCATTATCATGTGGGGTTGAACTCTAAATATTCTAGCTATTTCGGCAATTGTAAATGACCTATTTTTTACAAACTCTGCATCTACTAATGGAACAGAAATAGGTTTATAATTTACCCCACCTTCCAGAACCGCAGTTGAATGTGATTTGTAAACACCACCGAATCGATTGTTCCATGATGTTCTTAATCGTTGTGCAGATTCTTCTGTTAATTTTCCGTCTGTTTGTAAAACTCCTGAAAGGATTGCTCCATTTTCAAAAAACTTTGCCCCAAATTTTTGAGTTGCTAAGCCAACTCCCAGAGCTTCACGACAGGCACTTATTGGAGATTTACCCTTTACGCCATCATAAGACAATCCAACAAAATGTAATATTTCTTTGCTTTGATATACCTTATCTTCGTTTTGAATTGTATAATAAGATTGTCCGTCAGCACCAACTGTTACTTCAACATTTTCTGGTTCAACAATTTTAAAGCTAACTGGTCGACCACCTCCATTTCTTTCAATTATTGCATAAGCATTTCCATACAATAACAAATGACACACCATAGTGTTCCTAAACTGAAAACTTGTGTAATTCTCTGAAGGGGCGTTGTGTAGCAAATTCTGTAAGGGTGAATCATAGGAGATTTGCTTTGCTCCCTTGCTATCTCTGTTATACACATTTAAGGGCAAAGATGCAATCGTGGAAGATATTAAATTAACCGCAGACCACACAGCAGTTAATTGCATTGCTCCTTTTTCAGAAACAGGAACACCTGATGATGCAATTCCAAATGAATCTAAAAAGTTATTACTACTTCTTTGTTCCTTTTTTGGAAATAAAAAATCAAATAAACCCATAATTATTCTAGAATAATTACACTATATAATGAATATTATTTGATTCTACAATAAACTTTTGAAATTAGTTTTTATTTTTTTTCCTAGATTTCATGGTTTTAAAGGATTGATAACTTTTATATTTTGTTTTCCCATGCTTTTCAAAATATTTTTCTTCGGTTTTTTCCCATGCAGAACGCCCATTTTTTGAATCATAATGAGTTTCAAATTCTTTTAAATACTCTTTAAATTTCATATAAATAAAATGTCTTTGTTATCATAAACACTTCTATCATCTTCTTCCTGATTCATGTATTGTGCCAACGCCATAACCATTGAAACAGGCCCATCAATTTTTGATTTGGATTTTGATTTACTAAATTTTATATTACCTGCTGCATCACTTTGGATTTGAACATTAGAAACCATCCATTTCATTACAGGATTGTCGGCATGATTCAATTGTTTTGAGTAAACTAATTTTTCTAATTCTTTACATGGTGCAGACATACTTGCAAAACCCTGTCCAATAGGATTCATTTTAACACCTTCATCAACTAAATTAATTACTAACTGACTACTGTTCCACCTATCAAAACCAATACCAACCACATTAAACATTTCGCAAAGCTCTAAAATCTTTTCTTGAATAAAATTATAATCTGCAACATTTCCTTCTGTCATTATTATAAAACCATTTTGAGTCCATGACAAATAATCAACACCATCAGAATCTTTTTTAGAATATACTTTTTCTTCAGGCAAAAAGAAAAATGGCACAACCTCAAAACTTCCATCTTCATTTGGAAACATTAATGTCAAGGCGGTTATATCTCTAGTGGATGCTAAATCCAGACCACCAAAACAATCTCTTTTCTTCATTGACTCTAAATCTATTTCACCCAAATTACAGGAATCCCAAACTTCCTGATTGATCCATTTACTTTCATTGGCAGTCCACTGATTTAAATGCAATCTTCTAAATGTGTTTTCATAGGAAGCAATTTGTTTTGCTTTGTTAAATTGTTGAACGAAATAATCTTTTTTAATTATACTTCCAAAAGCGGGGTTTGCTTTTTTCCATGTTTCTTCTTTGGTCCAATCATCTTCTTTGTCTGCTGCAAATATAACACCCAAAAATGATTCATCTTTTATTGCTCCACTAATAACTTTTTGTGCGTAATCGTGTACTTCATAACAAATAGATTCTTTGTCATAACCTGCGGTTGTTATACAAATTGTTAATGGTTGTTTTCTAGCTCCTGTTGATGTTGTTAATACATCAAATAATTCTCTGTTCTGTTGTGCATGTAATTCATCAAAAATTATTGCACTACAATTGAATCCATGTTTGGTATTTGCATCTGCTGAAATTGCTTTGTAATAAGAATTATTTTTTTCTAATGTAATTGAGTTTCTGAAAACCTTTCCACGCTTTGAAAGTTCTTTATTATTTAACACTTGATTTTTTGCAATATCAAAAACAATTCCTGCCTGTTGTCTGTCGGCAGCAGCACTAATAACTTCTGCACCTAATTCACCATCTGCATAAAGCATATATAATGCAAGTCCTGCACACAAAGTTGACTTCCCATTTTTTCTAGGTATCTCAATATAACAAGTTCTAAATTTTCTTGTTCCATCTTTACGTTTCCAACCAAACAAAGGTTTGATAATTTTTTCCTTTTGCCAATCTTCAAGAATAAAATTTTGTCCTGCTAGTTCCCCTTTGCAGTGGGTGATATATTTTTCTATAAATTGAATCGCCCTGTCGGCAGATTTTTCATCAAAATAATAATTCATTATTCAAAAAAATTATGTTCATCTTTTATTTCTGTTGGTTGTGGTGCATTGATTTTTGTTCTTGCAGATGGAGTAAAACCAAATTGAGTTGCTAATTTAATTGCATCTGCTAACGCTTGTTTGCTAACAGTAACCAAAGGAACAATTTGGGAATGCTTAACCCTTCCATCTTCATCACGATAAATTTGAATCCTGCCTGTTTCATGTAAAACTTTTTCTGTTTCTATGTGCAAAGCCATTGCATTACAATATGCTTCAACCAAAGCTAAGTCAACTGCGTGTAACATTTGTAATGTAAACAGTTCATTAGTAACTAAAATCCATTGTTCTTTTCCTGTTTTGGTTAGCCAACTTGGTGGCTTTGGTGGTTGCTCAACTTTTGCCACTTGCATTTCGTTTTCAACCTCTCTTGACTTTGCGTAAGTTCCACGCAATTTTTTTAATTGTGTTGGTATTTTTTTTCTCCCTGTCATTTATTTTTTTTTAAAACCCAAACTAAAACCAGTTTAAGTTCAGTTCCAAACCAGTTCAGACCCCCCCTGCTCTAGTTTTGCATCTAAAACAAGAAGTT